TGGAGCAAATGACGACCGCCTTTACGACGCTGGATGGCTCCGCGAGTGCTGCTACTCAGGAACTACAAAAACTCAATGAGTTCGCGGCAAAAACGCCCTTCCAGACCTCCGATATCGACCAGGCGGCGGCATCGCTGCAAGCCTTCGGTATCAAAAGCCAGGATGTGATACCGGATTTAACCGGCATGGGCGATGCGCTTTCAGCAATGGGCAAGACCTCCGGGGCCGATTTACAACAAATCGTACTGGCGTTTGGGCATATCCAAACAGACGGCCATTTGACGGGCCGTACCATGATGGAATTAGGCCAGTTGGGTATCAATGGCATGGCAATGCTACAGCTTGCTACCGGCAAGTCAAAAGACGAATTGCAGAAGATGATTACCGGGGGTACGCTTCCAGCAAAGCAGGCGATAGCAGACCTCGTAGCAGGCATCGAAAAATCGAACCTCGGCGGTGGCATGGCAAAACAGGCGCAAACGGCGGCAGGCCAGCTTTCAACGCTGAAATCGAATGTCAATCTCGCGCTTGCGGCCTTTGGCGGGCCTATCCTGAAATTGGCAGAGGGCGGATTAGCGCAACTTGGCGCACTCGCCGCTAATCCGCAATTCCAACAATTCGCTGCCGTCCTGGGGGGCGGCATCGCCACTGGCTTTAAGGTTGTTGCAACGGTCATTGGCGGAGTCGTGACCGGATTCATGAATCTAGCCAATTTCTTCAAGCAAAATGAGGTAGCTGCACTGGCTCTCCTGATTCCAATGGGGATTTTAGGAGCCGTCCTCACCCAAATGGCCGTCTCTGCCATAGTTGGGCTTATTGCGGCTATTCCTGAGCTAGTCGCCGGTTTTGTGGCCTGGACAGTTTCAGCAGGCGCGGCGGCTATCGCAACCATTGCCGCTACTTGGCCGCTGCTGGCAATCGGCGCGGTAGTCGGGCTGGTGATTGGCGGCATTATTTTGGCTGTGCAACATTGGGGCGCAATCATGAATTGGTTCCGGGGCGTTTTCGCAGCTATCGGAGCCTGGATCGGGTCATTTTTTAGCGGCGTCGGCACGGTTCTGCATAACGTGATTAGTGGGATAGGTTCAGCTTTTTCAGGTCTGGGAAGCCTGATTCATGGGATTTGGGACGGAATCGTGAATGTAGTCAAGGGTGCGATAAATTGGATAATTGGGGGGATAGATCAGTTTATCGGCTTCATCGACTCCATCCAAATTCATATCCCCTCCATCGGCGTAGGGCCGATTCACACACCTGCTTTTGATTGGAATGGCCTTGGTATTCCAAAGATACCGTTTCTGGCCGAAGGCGGCTTCGCGCAAGGCTGGTTTATCGCCGGTGAGCGCGGGCCTGAACTCATCTATTCAGGGGCAGGGGCGCAGGTCTACAACAATGCACAAACACGGGCAATGATGGCAGGTTATCCAATCAGCCCAAGTGTGTCGTATGCGGGCGGGGGCAGCCATACGACAATCGTTGAGCTAGACGGTAATATGTTAGCGCAGATCACACAACGCAACACTGACCGGTTAGTGAGGCTCAAACTTGGGCCGCATGGGAGGGCTGCATAATGGGCTACAACATCACCATTAACAGCATTCCGGTTGAGGTACTCGAAGGCTCGTTTCAAGAGGATGATTCGATTTCCAGTGTGTCTACCGTCTCGTTTATCGTGCGCGACGATGCAGGAACGAATCATTTTACGAAGGGAATGCCGGTCAGTATTTCAAGCGACGAGAACGGGCTGCTCTATACTGGCTTTGTAAGCGCGGCGGTTGAAGATCGGGTAAGCCCGCAAACGCTCATTAAAACGTCCGTTGGAGCAAGAGATAACCATTCCATAGCTGAAAGGCGAACTTATGACGGACCTGAATTTACTAATCAATATGCTATCGTGCCTTTATGTGCCATGCTCGACGTGCTTGCCGAAGACGGCATTGCCGCTGAGTATGCCTTGCATCGTGACACCACCTGGCTTGATTTCGGTCAACAGCAAGTGCAATCTTCAGATACCTTCAATCGGGGCAATCAAAGCGGTTGGGGTACCGCTTCCGATGGAGAGTCTTACACCTTCTCAGGCCATGCAGCTACAGAGGCGATTAGCGGTCATGAAGGCGTTATTAGCGCAACATCAGGGAGTGACACACACGCGCAATTAGGCTCATCCACACTGACCGATCAGCAGTTGCAGTGTCGAATAGCGGTAAATAATTCAGGTGATGTAGCTGGCATTGAAGCGCGATTCAGCGCGGCAAGTGGTAGCACTTGCTATAAGCTGGTCTGGTACAGTGGTGACATTCATCTGAATAAATCCAATGCAGGCGTGAATACCGTCTTAACGCAATACGGCGGCTTCACCATGACACCTGGCACGTTCTATCAATTCAAACTGCTCGTGGTAGGAACAGTGCTGTATGGCAAGGTATGGGCAGACTCAGGTTCAGAGCCTACAGATTGGATGCTTCAGGCATCTGATAGCTCGATTGCTTCAGGCGGTTTTGCGCTCCTGGCAAACTCGAATAGTGGTTCAGGCGTCGAGTTCGATCATTTTGTGATAGAGAACGCCGGGGCTATTGGTGTCGATAATGTGGATGATGGAGATTTGGAGCTTCCACTTGCGGGAGTGCCTCTCACCACGATTACCGACACAGATGCACAATGGAATGCGGGTACGCTGACTTCCGTCGTCGCCTCCAACAATACGCTCGTGCTGAAAAGTCGCAATTCCATAGCGATCTCAGGCGACAATAACGGCAATCAGGGCAGCAATGCATATGTCTATTGGTGTATCTGGCAAGGCTCATACGTCATTCAGAGCGGCGATCTGCTGACCTATAAAGTGTGGGTCAATAAATCCTCACCGGCGATTACCTCCGGCATGAGCTTTGTCTGTACCGATGGAACCGATTTAAGCACCTACAAAACCGGCTCACCTCCACATTTCTTAGGAGATCAAAACGCCGTCAGCAGCCCACCTGCAACCGACCTCAAAGGCTATGCCGATAATCAGTGGTATTATCGGTACATCGATCTCACGCCGCTTGCGGGAAAAACCATTGCGACGTTTTATATCGCCATCGATAGCCCATCAGGTGGGCATTACGCCGCGTATTATTTTGACAATAAAATCACCAACGGCGGCTCGACTTCGCTCACGATCTACAACAACGATGGGAATCTCAACGCGAGCAGCCAGGGCCGTACCCTGGGCTTTAGCAACGTTTCTGTTTCAACGCCGCTTGTCTACGATACGCCAGGAACGAGAATTTCAAACTCAACTGACCTGACGCCGGTGGGGATTGCGCAAACGAGCCTCATTACCTATGCCGACACACTGCCAACCGGTACAGCCGTAGAGTTTGATACCTCGTTTGATGGTGGTGCGACATGGCAAGTCGCCACATCTGGCAAGGCCATGTCAGCATTGATAGCAGGGGCGTCGCTCAGTGGCGTTGGCTTTCAAACGCGGCAAATCCTGAGCATTACCAGTAATGACCCCATTGTGACGCCGGTCCTGAACGAACTGGCTGCGACGTTCACGCCGTCGTATCAGGCCACAAAACACGATGTCTTTCAGCATGCCGATACGAGCGCGCAGTGGAACGCGCAAGGCAGCAATCAGGGCGGCGCGAATATCGGCAATTCGATTACGATCAATGGGGTGAGACGCAATTGGGATGATGCCAATCTTTCCAGCCAAACGCTCTACGGCTCGTCAAGCCCGGCACAAGGGATAAATTATCGACGGCTTTTTACCTCGACCAATGGCAGCGGCGGTGAGGTACACGACCGCTTCGACTTTGCCGGGAACACCTGGCAAGACTTCCGGCTCGATATCGATATCCAGATTCCAAGTGACGCTTCACAGTCGGTTGGGGTGATCTACCGAACCTCAAACTGGAATAACGGCAACAATACCTACGGGTGGGTTGTGGATGTGAACACCGCATCCATCCAGTTGGGCTATGGGTCTGATGCTGGCTCAAGTGGCACCTATCACAACATTACGACCTTCAATCCAGCGGGCTTTGCCCCTGCTGCCAATTCCGTACATACACTCACGGTGATTGTGCAATCGACTCATCACCAGATTTATCTCGACGGGGTACTCTACATCGACATTTTCGATAGCACCTTCAACCAGGCCGGATATGTGGCAACACACGCCTTCAATGCCTCTGCCAACAATGTCTCGTATTTCTTTGACAACTTCGGCATCGGTGCCGGGCCATCTGGCTCCTATGAAACCAATAACATCAGCCTGAACAGCATCGGCACGGTGGGAGATAGTTTCATTGCCTGGCAAGAGGAAATCTTACCGGCGGGTTGCGAACTGCTCGTGCAGGTGACGCTAGACGGCGGATCAAGTTTCCAGCCTTGCACGAATGGGGCGGAAATCCCTGGTTTGACCCCAGGCACAAACGTAGCAGGTGTCAATCTGAGGGTGTACTTCTCGCTCATTAGCGGTTCGATGGCCTACACGCCCGTCTTAGACGGCTTCATGGTGTGGATTGCCAGCAGCTTCAGCAGTTCAGCAACACGACTCTCTCCGGTTCTCTCCTTGTCAACTGTAAGCAGGCTTGGCGGTTCAGTGGTGGCATGGAACGCCAACCTGCCTACAGGTTGCACATTAGGCGTAGATGCGAGAGTGGATAGCGGTTCGTGGGTTGACGTAACGAGCAATCCAGGCGGGCCGGTGCCAGGACTGACCGCACAATCAAACCCGGCGCTTGACAGCTTTGATAGCAACACGAGCGCGAATTATACCAATACAAGCATGAATGGTGGCTCAACAGGGACAGTCACCTTCGACACGGCGTATTCGCGCTTGATCTTGAGCGGAGGCACAAACCAGGTAGAGGAATATAACGCGCTCAGCTTCTCCGATGGGTATGTCGAGTGCGACATGGATTGGGCTGACACCGCGGGGCCGGTTCTGAGGATGCAGGATACGAGCAACCTCTATTATCTGAAAATCTATGACGATCAGGCCGTCTCGCTACAACAAAAACTACAGCTCTGGAAAAACGTGGCTGGTACAAAGTCTCAAATCGGCTCGACGGCTTCTATCTCATTCTTGAGAGGCACGATACACCGGATCCATTTCGAGATCAGTGGAACGGCTATCACGGTCAATTTCGATGGAATACAGGTGATTAGCACGATAGATAGCAGTGTTGCCGGGCCTGGAAAAGCGGGCTTATTCGACAATGTAAAAGGCCAGTTCTACAGCATTCGTATCTTGCCTTTTGGACAGAATGTCAGTTCGCACACCATTCAGACTCGTTTACGCCTTGCGAGTACGACGCCACTTGCAACGCCACAAGTCTTAGATCATGTCTATCTGGCGTTTGGCACAACACTCGGCTTAGGTTCGCTCATTCCGCAAACGAGCTACTACCACAAGTACATCGACAAAAATACAGATGATCTTGCGAAGAACTCTAACTATTGGTGGTATATCGACAAAAGCAGGGTGATGAACTTCCTGGCAATGCAGGCTGTACCCGCGCCGTGGGTGGCTTCAGACGGTGGCATTCCTGCTAATGGTAGTTTCGCGCAAGGCGATTTCTTAGACGCGAATATCACGGTTGAGGATGCATCAGACCTCTACCGTAACCGCTCCATTATCGATAATGTGCTTGCGCCTGTGACCATCGATGAGAAACGCATCGGAGACGGCGCTAGTACCTCATGGACATTTGGCGATCAATGGGCTGGACTACCAACGATCTTAGTCAATGGGAAACCGGCTTTAGTGGGCATCAAAAACCAGGATACCGGCAAGGATTTTTACTATGCGGTCGGAGATCCAACAATCACAGAAGACAGTTCAGGGCCGGTCTACGATGCTTCCTACACGCTGCAATTCTCAGGGCCAGGACAATATTTGACCTACAGCCAGGCCGATAATCTCACTGAACAAGCCGCATTAGCCGCGCTAGATGGAACGAGCGGAATTGTCACGATTGTTGAGGATGGAACGGGCCTCACGAAGGCGCAAGGCGATGCACTAGCGCAGGCCAGGATAGCTCAGTACAGCGTGCGCGGGCGACTGCTGAAAGCGACGACACGGCGATTTGGCTTAGCACCTGGGCAGCTTGGAACATTTTTCTTACCAAGTCACAACCTGTGGGATACCGAGATGCTGATTCGGAGTGTGAAAACCGCGCTTACGACCGAATTTGGCACACAGCAAGGTTGGTACACGATTGAAGCCATATCAGGGCCAGATGTAGGGGATTGGCAAAAACTCTATCAGCGGAATACGCAGACAGCACTTTAGAAAGGAAATTATGGACAGTAATGCGGC